TTTTTTTAGGGTTGTTTGTTTTCGTCTTATGGCGCGCAGCTTCTTGAGCAGCGCGTCCAGTTCGTCACAGTCAAGCCGGCAGAACCGTTTACCGGCTATCCGGCTGTCCATACACAGGGCATCGACTTTGCCCCAGTCTGCCGTGTCAACATCGAGCAGTTGCATCTGGTGGAGAACGGAGCTGCGCTTCTTACGCAGTATCTCACGGAGATTGTTGTGTTGATCCGGTACGCCCATTCATTTAGAGGGATTAAAAAATGTACATGGACAAACAACTTCCTTCCCGTCATGCAAGGTACGCACACAGAATTCTCCACCGCACATAAACGGGCTGTCGCTGACAACCTCATGCCTATCTCCGTTCAGATCGACCATGGCTGCACCTTTCACCATCCGTTCCTTGAACTGATGGAATTTCACACTCGTGAATGCTATGGCCTGCTTGCCGGCACTTTGATAGGCAAGCAAGCCCGTTCCCAAAGAACGGCACATGGCGAGCAACGTGCCCTCAACCTCCTTGCGAGGCATTACATACTTGAACTCAACTTCCTGTTCCGCTACATCAGGGTATAGCATGATAAAATCACTTTTCTTCATTTTTTACTTTATTAGATGGTTTCCAATCGATACTCACTATTGCCATTACTTCACCGCTACCGCCGCAGTCGGGGCACGGCACGGTCTCATCTGTATGCAGATCACCGTGAAACCACCCTTTGCCGTGGCAATAGCCGCACACATGCCCTTTGCTGACAAATCCCTCCTTGTGTATGCGTCCGGGAGGAGTCAGATTGATAATGGTCTTTTTCTTGCTCATATTATCACGAATTGAATGTTAAAATTATACTCTTGCATCAGACGCCGTATTTGAGGAACCCGCCTCGGATCTTTGCCGTAGGGGTATTCGATGCACCGGGATCTGGTGTCACACCTGATACCCTTCTTGCGAAGTTTATAAAGGAGGTTCTTGCGCCTCATCGCTCTTCTGTCCTTCATCGAGTAATGCTTTTGCGGCTCCCTCCTCCCATACGGTGATCGGTTCGCCCGGGTGATCCAGAAAACGGCTTTTGCACATGGCCTTGAAGCAGCTGACAAATATTTTCACATCCGCGTCATATTCAACTTTCTTAGCCGGGCGACCCTCGGGTTTCATTCCTTCGGCATGGCTAATGAATATGAGAAGCTTGTTGGAATGGTGCTCCTTCATTTCGCAGTATGCCTGATAGCTCAGGCCGCTGTACTGGAAGGAGTCTATTATCACGATCGGCGCGCTCTTCTTACGGCTCAGGCGCTCGCTGAGCTGGTCCATCGGCTCCCGGTCAAGAACCATGAGGCGCTTGCGTGTATCTTCCATGCCGTGACGCTTGAGGGACTTCTGGAATGACAGGCTCGTTCCCTCCTCCAGACTGTCATAGATAACCTTGCCGAAGCCGCAGAGATATTTGGCAAGCTGCATCACGAACGACGTCTTGCCGTTACCGCTGGCTCCCCATATTATCCACGTGCCGCTCTTTGCCGGGTTGCCGATGGCCGCCTGCCACTGCCCGGTGAATTCATAGCTCGGGATTTTCATGCTCAGGATCTCACCCGGGCTGTATGCTCTTTTAAGTTTCATCTTCTATTAGTTTTTCCTCTTTGCACTCTTTGTCTATTCTCTCCACCCGGTATTTCAGATAGCCGAAGTTTATATGCGGCGGGTGATGGATCGGGCACCGCTCTCCTACCCTCACCTCCGGCAACGGGATATAAGCCCCACGCCATATATGGCCTTGATACGGCCCGGCATCAATTACACGGCACGCGCTGCCTACCACGAGCCAAAGGAAATCCTGTCCCCGGTCCTCAAGTGTTATCTTAGTCATCGCTCTTTTGTTTTTCAAGTTCCTTGACAAGCAGACCGGCAAGAGTCACCGCGGTTTTGGCGATGGCAACCGGGGCGCCCCATGCCGGTTCCCCCTCCTCCGTCACTTTATCAACTATCGCGGGATTGCCCAATATGGCACACATCGCGTCCTTGGCAATCTCATACCTGCGCTGTTCCCAGTCAGGCTGACTACTCTGTAATCGCCGGTTCATGGCAATCACCGCATCCATATATTGCTTCTCTATTACCGTCATCATACCCCTGCCCTCCTCATTTTTTCTATTTCGGTATATACCCGGCGAAGGCCGCCTTTGGAGGCGTTCACTATGCGGTTTATATCCGCATCCGACGGGGCGTTCACCTTGGCGACGATGGCGGCCTGCGCCTTCATGAACTTCTCACGCTCCTTCGCGTCGTCCGGGGTGACCTTGCTGTATGTATCCCCATAACGGCTGAACATCTCGGTATAGCCCACTTTCTTGCCTTCTATGGCACGGGTTATCTTCTCCTGCAGCCCGTCGGCACCCATCATGTACCACCCGCAGCAGCGTTCGGTGGCGTTCCATAAGGCTTTCAGCTCAAGGAAAGCCTCGTACTGCAGATCACCGGCCTCGTCAAGGATTACCAGAGGGGTGTCGATGGTGCGCAGGTAGGCCACAAGATCCTCGTAAACGTCACTGTAACGGCCGTAGGAGCCGACACCGAACTCTTTTGCAATCTGGCGTATGAGCTTGAGTTTGGTCTTGACCTGCGAGCAGTCTATATAAACCGCATGGCGGTGCTGCTTCACATACGCCCTTGCCGTGAACGTCTTGCCGATATTGGGCATGTCGCACATAATGGCGCTGAGCCCGCTCTGCTGGCACACCTCAAGCTGCTTGCTGATGAAGGCGTATGTCGGTGTCATGGCCGCCGTCCATTCCATCTCTGTACGGAGCTGGACCCCTAAGCGCCGGGCAATGCCTATCCAGTTGGCATCGCTCACCTGACGGTCATAATTGCCCTTCTTTATGGCGTTATAAACACTTGGCGCAATCCCCAATGCCGTGGCATGGCGGTTGTCGCTCGGATAGTTCTCACGGTCCGCTGCTATGGCTCCGGATATCCGTTTCTTGATTTCGTTTGTTATCTCCATTTCAATGCTGTTTAACAAGTTCTTTTATCACATTTTTTAATAGGTGCCTTTACTTCTTTCCCATACCACGAACACCAATAATATGGCTGAAATAAATTTGGTGAATGAGTGCAATGTTTACAACTTTCACACAGGTGGATCTTACTCATTTCAATGCTGTTTTAATATTATTCAAATCCTGTTTACCGCGTCAGCCTGCACACCCGCCACATTCATGTATTCCGAATAGTCCGTGTCCGCTTCCGGGACTGTAATCTCAACCGGTACCGCCTCTGCCTCCCTGATGGCAGTGACAACCTCCTGCCGGGTGACCCCGAGCCGGTGGATCTTGTTTTTCCTCACCATCGAGTCGAACTGCGCCACATACTTGGCCTGCTCCGTGTATGCCTCACGGTCAGCGTCGGTCTGTTCGGCCGTCGCCTCGTTATACCGGGCAACCATCCGGCAGGTGTCGATAAGCCGCCCGTTCTGGTAGACATACACCTCACCGATATTGCCGTCCGCATCGGGCAGCCAGTAGGCGTCAACCTTATAGTTACGGGGCTCGAGCTTGGAGATGATCTCCGGACTCGACAGCCGGTACTGGTTGTATTGCACCGTCAGGTAGGCGTTCTGCTTGATGCTCGTTTCGGTGTGCTCGCCGATAAAGCGGTACAGCACCGCCTTATCCCACGGTGCAAGATCCGGGTTCTGGCACCGGCAAAGCACATCCCAGCGGGTCATGCCCGGGAACTTCTTCTGGTTGGGGTGCATCTGGGAGTTGTATTCGTTTATGGCGGCTATGTCATCGGCCACCAGCTGCTCGTAGCCGTAGGTCGGCACCCTGTAGGTGTTGTTTAGTTCGTCATACACCTTCTCAACTTTCGGACGGTTGGCTTCGAGGGCAGCATACCATCGGCCGATGTTCTGCTGGCTGCGCTTCTCCACACCGTACTTCTTCGCCCGGTTGACATGCTCCTGACGCTTCTCCCTCGAGTTGCCCGGGTTACACCACCTGATAAGGGGGAACACCACGCCGGCCTGCATGAGCCCGTCGGTGAACTTGTTTACCAGATGGTGCTCGACCTCTATCTGTGCCGGCATGTACCATCCGTTGCGGTCCAAGGTCTGGAACATGTTGCGCATACAGTCGAGGAACAGGTCTTTGTCCTTCTTGCGGTTGTAGGCATACCCTACCACAGCACCGCTTGCGACATCGCTCACGTAATAGGCGTGCACGTAGCTCCCGTCGTGCATCGGGCGTGGAAGGTCACGGTCATCCGCCGAGATTTTGCTGAAGGCATAGTTCGGACTCCGGCGCAGATGGTAGGGACGCTGCGAGTTGTTGAAATCCCATTGCGTCTGATGGACCTGTGCCAGCAGTGCCCTTGTCTTGGGCTGCTTGAGGTAGTTGGCTATGGTGCCCTTGCTCAGCACCACTGGGTTGCCGGACTTGTCAGTGAAGTCATCCGGGTTGAAGACCTCGCCCGTTTCAGGATCATACACCTCGAGGTCGCCGGTCACGAACCGGTTGTACATCTCGGCTACCACCGTATCGTAGGGATGCTCCGTCATGGCTCCGAGGCCGCGTATAAGGTCGGCAATGCTGTAAGTGACCTTGCGCCTGTTCTGGTTACGGAACTTGCGGCTGATAAGGCTTTCGTAGCCCTGAGCCTTGAACTCGTTGACCCTCCTCTTGAAACGGTTGACGCTGACGGGCAGCGTGTGGCCGAATTCCTCTCGGTAATAGTTGATGGCACCCGCAAGCTCGTTCCAGTTGACCGGACCGCCCTTCATGGCACGGCGCATAATAACCGTGTCTGCCATCACATCGACAACCGCCTGTATCGCCGAGGCGTTCACGGTATATTCGTTTATATGCTCCGGGGGTAACGCGCTGCCGTCCTCGAAACGGAACCGGGTATAGAACCCGCGTGCCTTCGCATCGATATGGAAGTGGCTTGCGAACCACATTCTGAGTATCTCTGAATTCATATCTCCGTATTTTTCTTTTATTTTATCTTGAAACCTTTGCGGCATTGTCGCTATCTCCACGAGAGCATAGCTGCCTAAACCTCTACCTTCTCGCACCACGTTAATTTTGCCCTCTCTTTTATGCCATTTATAATTAGGGACCGACATTATAGGATCGGGCTCCCGCGTCAGGTCATGGAACGATATACAGGCTATTTTACCGTAGTACTCCATTATTTTTAATGATTAGAGCGCCGCCGCCATTTGTTCAACCTCGTTCTGAAGCTGCATGAATTCGGGTATACTCAGGTTCTTGTAACTGTTCTTCTTTACGCCGTCAACCATAACCACAACCTCACTGCTGCCGAAATCGGCAACTATCTTCACGCGGTGACCGAACGTCTGAGTCATGGTGCGGTCTGCCGTCTGATGGGTCGTCTCACATTCAGGCGTATAACCCTCTGTCAGTTTGCCACCGCGCTGCAGGGCCAGTCGACGGATACGTTGCGCCTTGTCGCTGTTGCGCTCGAAATTGAGGGCCCTCCACACTTGCTGACGGGAACACCCAAATGCTTTCATGAGGAAAGTCTTGGTTTCGTTGTCTGTCAAAATCTGCTTCTTCATATCCGATATGTTTTATTGTTGCTGAGGTTGGTTGCCTAATTCCCGGCAAAGAGTCATGAATATTTCTTCACACTGTGCGTCATAGCTGCAGAGGGAGCAGTATGCACACGAGTTTGCCAGTTCCTCTTCGGTCATGAACCCTTCGGCTTGATCCAGCGCGGCCTTGACCGCTGTTTGTGTATGGAGTATCGACCCCAACGCCGCCCGCAAACGCCTGTTCAGTTGTTTGTCCGGGTCCGGTTTAATGTAGTTCTTCGCCATAGTCGTTATTTTAAATATTGATTATTGGTGGACGGCACGGGAGTCGAACCCGCCTCTCTGCATAGGTGCACCTCCGCAGTGTTTCAGCCTTCTAAACCTGCCGCCCGGTTCCTCCGGCGTATTTGGCGACACCGGAGGTTCAAATGTTTGTGCCTTTCGGCTTTCGTGGCTCCATGCCACAGGATCGCCCTCTCTTGGGCCTAACCCTCTTATTTCCTGATATGGGTAATCAGCGTTTCGTCATCAAGTCTC